ACATAAAATAATTTATTTGATAAACCTAAAATATTACGAAATATAACTGGGTCTATTATATTATAAATATGTTTATTTTTTGTAGACTGATTAATATTAAAACTTGGTGAATTATATCCATTATCTATATATGGCTGCATATCATCGCCATAAGATACTGTATGTGGATCATTTATATAGTAAATAGCCATAATATATCCTTAATATGAATATATTATATTACACTAAACTATTTTTCAAGTAATTTTTTATAAAATACTAAAGAGGCCACTGCTCCGGCAACACCCATAAATAATCCTGCTGGTTGGAGTGGTGTCATTCCTAGTAAATAGGTTATAATTCCACCAGCATATGAGCCAGCCACACCAAGCGCTATTGTTTTCCAGAATCCGAAATTCTCTTCACCTGGAACAATGCTCTTAGCGATTGTACCTACTAATAAACCATAAACACACCACACAATTAAACTAGACATTTGCTGCCTCCACTAGTGTTACGACTTCATCATCCTTGAGATTTTCTCCTATATTTAGTAAAGCATTTACTAGACTTGTAGAATATGCTGCATAATCATCAGCATTAAGTTCGCGTCTAATAATTTTCTTAATTCTCATCTTTGTAAACCAACCCCTATTTTTGCTAAATGTGCGAATATTTTCACCATAGATAGCAAATCTGTCTTGGGTATTAGATAGTTGTGAGATTTTTGTTTTGTTACATTCTTGAAGCACACGAATAACAGTTAGTATAATACTAATCATCATAAGTATTGCTATTACACTACCAAAGCGTTCATCGTCAGCCAATCCGGCTTCTTTAATAACTTTTTGAGCAATCTCTTTTAATTTTTTGTCATCAGGTTTTGACATGATTGCCTACTTTCTAATAACTTGTGTTTTACACTTATCTCCGCTACATGTGCTTGGTGGATTTTGTTTATCTGGTTCACAATAGCCACAATCCACCCTTTTAATACCATCGCCACTCATATACCACCCCTTACCTTTACACACTGGACAGTCTTTACGCTTATATTTTTGTACAACTACTACTGATGAACCCTTAATAATACCACCAACCACAGTCACAACTGCTGTTGAAGATCCACTATAAGATTGTGATAATATCAATCCACAAAATAAGACTGCTAAAAATTGTTTCATTTTTTTACCTTCCACGGAATTATTCTGTCTATAATATTTTTTATAGGTTTAGGATGATTAGGAACTGGAGCTGGTTGTGGCTTTGGTGGAATTATAGTATTCTCTGTCTTATCAAATAGTTCAATAAGTTTACGAATAATATTTATCAACTGTGTTAATAGTTTGCTTAATCTTATCTTATCCAAGAGGTTCATAGATATCCTCCAAAACCATAATCTGGTAATTTTTGTAGTGGAAAACCATCAAAATTACTAAAAGCATAACTGCCGTTTTGGCTTAACATACCAGCAGCAGTATCAGCATGAATTAAAAATGATCCATCTGGAATTGGACCCCATTCTGGATGACCTCCATCATTCCATTTTCCCCAACTATTTTGCACTAAGAATAGAGGCTCGCTGCCAGTATCATCACACGCTATCCAAGCCATACAATGAGCCCAGCTACCACTAACGTTTGCTATACCCCTTTTATCTCTTTTGTTTGAGAATCCATAATTAGAGCATACGGATAAACCATAACCATTAGCAAGAGCATCTCGCGCTTCTTCAACTGTGCGTACTAATGATGTGGTCTTGATTTGATGATCATTAGCTAGGTCTAAAACTTTATCTGGTAATCCTCGACCACCCCAGCCAGCACCAACATTACCATTATATTTAGATAAGTCAATAACACCTTTATAATCTTTACGAACTAATATACCACCAATTCTACTAACAAACTCTGCTGCTCTGCTGCAACTCATACCCTGGCCAGAAAAACCTCTGGCCCCATAAATAGCCTCAGTGGCGCCTCGTGCTATCCAAGACTCCTTCTCTCCATCCACATCAATTTCTACTGCTCGACTAACATCACAGGCATTTCGTGTTCCGTGGGAAACACAATCTCCAGTGGTTTGTCTTTCATTATAAGGATTTTTATCAAACTTTAACACACTCTTATATGGTGTTGATAATTTGCCTTTACCACTATTTTTAATTTTTTTGCTAGCATCTCCAAATAGTGGATATTTAAGAGTTTCCATCAAGTATTCAAAATGGTGCTCTTCCCAAACGCATCCGCTAAATCCTTTACGATAATTATCATAAAGTTCTTTTGGACTAAAACGTGGCATTATTTACTTCCTTCGTGGGTTGCCCAAGATAAGGCTTTAAATCCTTCTGATGCCTTGGCTCTTAGTTCTTTTGTTAATGGAATATTATCATCGCCAATTGCTGTTACTATAACAGCATTACAATTCTTAGCCAAGTCTGGATATTTATCCTTAATATTCATTCTCAACATTGGTCCACTCAAAGCATTAGCCTGACGAACATCTTCTGTATTTTTAATTACAGCTTGTTCACCATCTAATTCAATTAGTGTTGCAATGTCCGAATATAGACCACACAATCTTTTTCCATCAACAATCCTATCGCTAGATCCTAGTATTAAACTCTCCACAACCTTATCGGCTGCTTCTTTTAATTTGGGATCAGATGGGGCGTCAACAACATCAACTACTGGCGGAATTGGATTTGGAACTACATTATTGAAATTTGGTTTAACCAATCCATAAACAACTAATAGTGCAGCAACGGTCAGAAGTATATTCCTAGTGCTCATACTTTTCCTTCCTTACAAACTGTGGGACTTAAAAATGGAAACATTTGATCAGCAACCTTAACAGCCTCGGCGCATCCGCTCTTTTCGGCTAGATCACGGGTTTGCTTCCACGAAACTACAAGTTGAAAAAATATATCATCAACTTCTTGCTTTACAACTGCTGGGGTTGTTTTCTTAGAGAACAATCCCGTTACTTTTGATACTAAGGGTTGTAATAGTTTTTGTACTGGGCTTAACTTATCCTTAAAGAAAACCCATAGTACAATAGCAACACCAGCATATAGAGCAACATCCGTGGTGCTTAAACGACTAGCAAACTGATCAAAACTTTCTGTGTAATTCATATATTGCCCTTTATTTGTCTGAAACTTTTGGAATGTTATCTAGTGAAGGATCTACTTTGTTTTTAGGATCAATAAAGACGCCCACACTCCTGAATGTTGTGACTAAAGCATCAATACTTGATCCTGCCAAAATCATTAGTAAGGCTTTCACGTTCTTATGTATAATAGGCTCAATGAAGTTGGGAACAAAGGGTATATCAACAACTATGAAAACCTTATCATAGAATCCTGATAATAGATCTAGCACAATAGCTTTTTTATCTGGTCCACTAAGCTCATTACCTATTTCCTCAATAGCTGTTACTAATTGAGCTAATACTAATTGTAATATTTTCCATGCTTGATCAAGCGCGATTTTACGAGCATCTTTAGTTTGAGCTTTGACTTGGTTTACTAGTTTTTCTAGTTCTAGTTTTAACTGGTCTTTTACTGTCATCTTTTTTACCTCGGTTTCTTTTATTTGCTTCTTCTCTTTCTTCTGGACTTGCTGTATCCCACCAAGTTTTTTTGATTTCTGATCTGCTTTTTACATACTTATATAATACTATTAATTGACCAGCAACTAATATGATTGCTTCTACACCCCTACTAGTTTCTTGAATAAGATCTTCTTTTTGACCATTATCAGTTATTATACCACTAAGATATAATCCACTGAATATAAAACTAACCAGAGTGAACCAAAATTCACTAGTTCTATATCCGGGTTTAATCATGGGTCACCTCAAATGGTGCCGTTATCAACACCATCAATAAAAATACCATTATAAAATCTATAACCATATTTATCATCAATTTCAGCAATAGTTGGGTATTCTTTAACATAGCGATTATAAGTTATGCCATAACTAAGCGGATTTGTACATGGTGTGAGTGATGCGTCCAATATTAAATCAAGAAATGAAAGCCATCCGCCATCTTCTTCTCCATTTGGGGCAGCATCGTACCAATCCCATCCTATTACATATATTTTACCACTTCCATATGGTATCATAGTAACTACCGATTCATTCTCTCCGTCTCCCTCATAAATAGTAACTGAATCTGGTGGTAAAGTTGATGTGTCCAATGAGTCTGTGGCACTCAAGTCTGGAACTGTTGATGGTGCGGTTGGGAATAGAGACAATCCGCTTGATGTTAAATTTATTGGTTCGGTAAGTCCGTTATCACTTATAGTGAAACCAAAAACATTATTCAATAAATTAAATATTTCATCTGGTGCAAACGTGATTAGTGTTCCTCCATTACTAACAAAACTCTCTATAGCGCTCCTTGCTCCAGCAGTTAAATCAGGATCTAAATCATTCTCTTCTAATTCTGGTATTACTAATATGCCTCCATTAAAACTCGCAAAAGTCTCTTGACTAATACCTGTGAAAGTATCATAAGAATAACCAAGACTATTAATAGAAGCGGTCACAGTTAGTCCTTCAGCACCATCAGGGTTGCCTGGATTAATATCTACATAGTTACCATTCATAAAAACATTAATAGTGTCACTAGCATAGCAACCTCTAGAGCGACCATTAACAACCATTGTGCCGTTTTTAACTGGGTTGGCTACGATAACTGCTGCTATATCTGTGAATGGTCTGGTTGGCATAATTTACTCCATAAAAAAGGTTATACTAAATATTACACCAATTATGAGCCATCTCAAGAACTTTATGATTATTACTTTCATCGGTATATAATTTAATACTTGGCATAATTTTTTTTACTATTTACTATGCCCATGTTGGATAGTAACTAGCGTTATCAATACCGTTCTGTGTACTTGCACTATAGTAGTAAGCGTTCCCATTAACCTCTCCACCACTTTCATTGATTGAGAAGTCATTAAATACAGCATCAGCACTAGAAGCTCCAATAGTTCCATAATTTTTACTAAAATCATTAAATACAGCATTACCATTAACAGTACAAGAAGCACGATTTTCTGAATAATCATTAAAAATAGCTTTTCCACCAATAGTTGCATCATTATAACTACTATCATTAAATTCTACCAAACTGTAACTATCTCCAGCGGTTCCATCATTATAAGATTCATTATTAAATACTATTTTTACCGGGGCCACTCCCGCACTCAAAGCCCCGCCGCTATTCCAATATGAATTGTTATTAAAAATCATCTTTGCTACACCGGTCAAAGCATTACTTCCATAATAAAAACTATCATTATTGAATATTAGATCGCCACAAGTAATAGTATTACCACCACCACCAAATATCCATCCATAAGACGAATAGCTATTGCGGTTATTAATTATTTTAAGTTTATCATTACCAGATATGGTGATGTTAGAAGCATAAGTAGAATTATATGTATCTATAATTAGTTCATTATTATCACTAAAAGTGATACTTATATTATTACTAAAATAGCTATCATCTTTTAATACTAATCTACTATTATTATAAAAAGTTAAATAACCACCAATATATGAACTTTTATATAGTGTTAAAGTACCTCTATACATATAGGTATTTGATGATCCTATACCAATACTTCTCGTAACATCCACATCACCATAATATGATGCTGGGCATGAATTACTACTATTTAAAATAATTTTAGGAGCATAAACATTGCCGCCTGAATACGGGTAGGAACTGTCATTAAAAGTAACACTAATTCCAAAATATGCGTTAGTCACTGAACCAGTTATAGTGGAACTACCATTAAATATAGCGTGACCGGTTATGACCGGAGTACTTTCACCATTACTACCATAACTTAAGAGAGAAGTATCATAAAAAATAGCATTTCCAGCTATTTGACCAGCACCGATATATGTGCTATTAAAGAATTTCACATCACTCTTATAAACACCAGACCCAACATTAAGATAGCCTGAGTCTCTCACTATTATTTCTTTAGCAATTATTTCACCAGTACTAACACTAGTTAATCCATTTAAAATTATAGCTATATCTTCAACTGTTGGAATTCGTCCAGCAGCTATGGTGTGATCATAGTCTAGATACCAATTACCAGCTGTATACCAATCTCCATCAGTACTATAAAAATATAGAGTATTATAACCATCTGTAATATCAATAGCACCACTAGTTATTTTATTGTCTGTGGTAATACTATGAGAACCATAATTAATAGCCATAGCTGAATTTCCCCGTATTAGTTAATTGTGACTGAGCCATCATCGTTCATTGTGAAATTACCAACAACAGCAGAACCCTCGCTAATTGCTTCTGGTTTAACACTAGCTATTAGCGCGCCTAGTTTACCATGAAGCTCAAAAATCTCTTTAGCATCAGAACCAAGGGCCGCAGCTATTTCTGCTGGGGTTGCTCTACTATTACTCCAAAATAATTTTGAACCTTTATTAAAAGCATCAGCCATACCCTTAAATGCTGATCTAGCTTCAGCTTTAATTTGTCTAGCAATTTTTTCTGGAACTGGAATGGTTACAGGAACTTCATTATTATCTAAAACACCCATCGTATTCTCCTTATTATAGTATTGATTGTGTGATGTTAACAGCGGCAACCCAGCGTATATTTGTACTACTAAGACCAGTAACTCTAAGTTCTAATGCTTCATTAGTATCATCAGCAACAACACTAGCGATTGTTGAACTCATATCTCCCTCGCTCCAATTTTCTGAAATTACAGATTCTATTAATGATGTTGCATTGGAATTATTTCGTCTTAAACATCCTCTAAAAACCCACGATGCGGCAGTATGATCAGTATCATTATGAGCCACTAATTGAATAATAAAATTCCATGTTGTGCTAGCAGGAATAACTAATCTATTGCCACCACCAGCGGCACCACCGTTTGTTGTTAATACAACATTAGCAGTATTATCTGTGGTATTCTTTTTAAGAATTTTAGTAATAGTATTAGCATTGCTAGATCCAATATATAGTCCGTTTGTGGCAGTATGAATGGCATCAATTGTACGAGCATTGTCTATATGCACATATTGAGAATGATCATCATCACCAAGACCGAATAACAATCCATGATCGTTCTGAGTTACTCCGTTAACTGTTGATAATATACTCCCTCTAAGATCTAATATACTTTGCAAACTACTTTTTGGAGTATTGGTAAAAGTATTATTAGTTACGAATATTAGTCTATATAATGGTTTAATTTCATTAGCTGGAATATTAGCTAAATTGAGATCAGTCCAGTTATTAAGATTCTCAGCAGATCCTAAACTACTGTCTTCTCTTTGTCCAACAATTGCTAGTATAGGATCAATCATATCATTGGTTGCTACAATCCACATAGCAAAATATCTATTGTTGGTAACATTTGGAGTTGTCCAAGTTGAGCCAGACAACAAATTGTATTGCGCTCTTGTGCCATTATATTTTAATGGATAAGCTGTCGCTATGTCTCTTACCCATTGACCAGTACTTCCGCTATGATAGTATGTGGGAATATAAGCGATAGGATCTAATTGTTGAGTAAATTCAACTCCATTGTCTCCATCAGCAATACTAATAACTATATCTTCTTGATAAAGAGTACCATTACTAATACTAATTTGAGCATGGCTATTTGAGGTACCATCTCCTGATAATACATAATTACCAATACTCAACCCATCAATATATTGAATACCAAAAGTATCATGGATCCATTTATGAGTAACGCTATCCATTCGGATACCATGACGCTCTTCTCCAAAAAATGTGCTTTGGTTAATATCAGCATTCCAATGAATATACGCAATCGGAACATCAGTATCAAAATTAAATGGTGTTGTTTTATTCTCTAATAATCCAGTATCAGTATTAAAATGTAAATAGTTGAGTGCTGTTCCACTACCAATAACAACTGTTTCTGTAGCTGTTTTAGTAACCTTAACGCCCTCTATATAAATATCGTAACTAGAACCAGCGGGAGCAATTGTAAAAGTTCTGTCAAGATCATTAAAACTAATAATACTATCAAGACGATTAACAAATCCTTGGGGTTCTTGACTTAGTACATTAATCTCTGTATGAAGATTGTTTATTGTGAGTGTGTTATCTCCAGAATCATAATCCAAAAACACCCCGGTACCAGCAATTAAATTAGTATTGAAAGCATCATAAATAAGATCGTTTATTACATCAGTATCAATACCACCACTCAAATCAATATTCAGATAATATGTTTCATTATCATTAAATCTGAAACCATCTGCCCTAGCTAAGATTTGATCTATAGAAAAAATATAATTAAAGCTTATAATAGTATTAAATGATAAAACTTCTCCACCAGTATCCACACTAGTAATTTCCATATAAATATCTTCATCTGGAGATCTACCATTTGGACTAGATAAATTATTTCCTCTTAAAACTATAATATCCCCACTTTGATAGTCTTCACCAGCATTACTAATAGATATATCATATTCTCTGGTATCTTGATTAACTGTAACAGAAAATTGTAAATTAGAACCACTACCATCTTCAGCATTAATAAGATTAGGATCACCTTCGTTTGTGCCAGTAAAAAATTCAAAATTATCATACCAGAAAGATGAATCTACAGATGAATATACACTATCAATAGTACTATAAAAATTAGTCTCGATATTATTAATATTTGTTGCACCAGTTAACACATTATCAATAAAACTTTCGAATAGTAATTGTATATCAGATAAACTTGAGGGATTAGTCGTATCTGCTGCATAAAATACAACCATAGCAATAGTATCAGAATTTAATCCGCTAGCTACAAATAAATCATCATTAGTATCATTACTAGGATCAGTAGAATATGTTGGAACGGTACCAACTTTGCTAATAATTAATTTTGTATATGTTGGGTCATCTCCCCATAATCTGCAATATCCTGCTTGATAGCCATTATAATTTGATAATGATCCAATATCCTTATCTCCATCACCGTCTGCGCCAGCATTACCAGCATAGTATACAGTATTTGGCATAGTAGTAGCATTACCTTTAGCTACCATAGCAAATATATTCTTCTTATATAGAGTCACATAATCATTACTATTCCAATATTGACTATTCAAAGAAACTCTGCCAGAATTATAAGGAATAGAGGTGCTTCTCAATACTGAGGAAGATGGTGATGAAGTTGGTATAGAAGATGTGGTTATATTATTATTGATAAAGTTTGCTGAATCATATTGATCGTCTCCACCATCAATAATCCATTGTATAGATGACGATGGCCAAAATGCGGCAATTGATCCTGTATTAAGCTGTTTTGTAGGCGCTCCACCGGCAGCAATGAAAAAATTATCAGAATTATTTTTGGATGTTAATTTTAAAGATACCGTATTATTATTATCTATAATATAATTATAAAAATTACTATAATCAATATAATTTGATCTACTATCAAAAGTTAGTAGTGATGGTGTGATATTATCATCAGAACTCATATCTATATCATAAATATATTCTAGTGGACCATTATCTCCACCAAAACCACCAGTAATATAAGGTAAATCATTCCAAGCTAATACGCCATTACCAATTTTTAATTTATAGGTATCTATCTCAAATCCTGGCTGACCAGCATCTAGTATTGGATTTTTAGTGGACCAATCAGACGAGGAACCTCTTAACAATTGAATTTTCACACCCATGATTCACCTTGATTTATAGTTATATCTTTTATATTAGTATTATACACCTAGCGTTCAATTCGTTCCTCAAGAGCCTCTAAGGTTTTTCCTAAAGTGGCTATTTGGATTTTAAGTTCGGTCATTACCTCTGTGTTACGCTGTAATGCACTAGCGAAGGCTGCTTGGGTTTCTTTATTACTTGCTAATCTTTCCATAATAAATTGACGATCTTGATTATATGGACTTTGAGTTTCTATCATATGAGCAACCTCACTTTTAGTAGCCATATTGCGCCCAATAGCAACCCAAAAACCCACCATAGTTACTATTATACCAATACTTGTTGTAGCAATATTTTCCCAAAAATGAATAATAGTATCACTCATAAATTACTCCTCATAATAAGAAAGCCACCCACACCCAAAGTATAGATGGCTTTCATAATGAACTTAAATAATATAAATTAAGATCAGCCAGTTTTTGCTTTATAAGAAGTTGTGTATGGATTTGGTAGAGCATACTTAAATGTTAAACCACCAGGAACACTTCTTGTTGGAACAGCAGCATTATCAGTATCAAATACATCAGCCGCAACTACTGGATAACCAACGTCCCACTGACCAGTAAATCTGTTATAATGATTAGCTCTAATTGCACTTGTGAATCTGCGTGTTCTAACGCCGTGATCACAACCCATGCCACACACTTTCATATAGTGAATACTTTGTACTAAACTTGGTACATCAGCAGCACTTTGTAGAATAGTATTGGATACGCCAGAAATCTGAGTTGTATATCTTGGGGCGACTGGTTTCTGGTTGTTGTAACTAAAAGTACCAGCACTATATGGCTTACCAGCGTAATCCTTAACTGTTACTGTGTCTTGGATGACTGTTGAGCCAAAAACACCAGCATCATAACGATCAACACCAACGCCATCAAATTTATTTGTATCTTGAACTCGTGTAGCAGCGCCGCCATTGCCACCAGCACCACTACCAGTAACATTTGGTGGAACTGTATTATAATCTAAGCCATTTACTTTGGCCGCATAAACTTGAGATAAAGGCATTTTAATTCTCCATATGGGGTTAACTAGTTATTAGTACATACACCCACTACGAAAAAACCTAAATTATTTAAGCATACGAAAATTGGGAATACTATTCGAACTAAAACCATAAGGATCAAATTTGACCAAATTATCTAATTGATCCTTATTCCAAGCATTACCATTCACAATAGTTTTGATACCAGTTTTTTCGTTCAGATAAGCACAGGCTATAAGGTTATCGTGCAGATTATCAATAAAAAAACCTGTTGATGGATAAATTATCTCCACACCCTCTTTGATTAGAATATCACAAACTTTGCATAATAATGAGTGATCAAACTTTCTATATTCTAGCATATATCTTAATTCAATAGTAGCTTCTTGACATATTGCTAGATTTTTCTTAATATCATCTCTAAATTTATCGTATTTTCTATTGATAATAGTAAAGAATGGAATTGGTATATTTATAAAATCAATATGTGCTACTTTGATAGCGTCTAAAATTAGATCTTGTCTTCTATTGATATCACAATATGCTAATGGATAATCAACAAAACAGCCACATTTTAATGTTTCAAAATTTTTTTTTATAAATCTAATTTGACCCAGTGGGGCGGAGACTGCTGATATATTATATGGAAGGATAGTATCAATATTATTTTTAATATCGATCTCTTTATCGTCAATATTATTTGTATAATATTCAATATACATTATTTTTTTAATCTTCGTTTTAGATGATCAATTGTTGCATATGGAGATACACCTAAAATGCCATCAGCGAACCCATAATAAACAGCCTCCTCTGCTGTTAAAATCCAGTCAGATTTACTCGATAATTGAGATGTTATATGTTTTTTAACGGCTGATTTTTTCCAATCTTTTTCTTTAGCCATTGGGGATTCGGTGGCCCTGTCAGTAAAAATATCAATCATTTTTTTAGCTTCTTTTTCATTCCATTGAATATTACTCATCGCTGCTTTATGTTCTCCGTCTAAACTTAATGAGCCATAATGAATTAACACATAAGCATTTGGCATTAGTATTCTCAAATCCGCCGCCTGAAAAACCACACCACTAGCAGACTCTGCTTTGGAATAAGCTAAAATACCAACAGGAGATTGAGAATGTAAAATAGCATCATAAATTCCAAGACAATCAGACCAATCTCCACCGGGCATGTGCATATGAATAAAGATTGGATCATTTGACATTAGATTCAAATATCTTAAATTTTTCTCAAATGTTACAGCATTTCTGTAGTCAACACCACTCTCATCATCCCCCTCGTTGATATAAGAATGCAAATATAATTCTCTATTTTCAACATCAATACCATAATGATGGAGATTAGTTAATTTCTGCTCAAATGATAAGCTCATGTTGATGTACCTAGGTGAGAATAAACAGTATTAGAAATAGTATTCATGATTTCTCGATCATTAAATGCTTTGCCAAAAGCCACTCTAAATCTATATCTTGTAAAGATATCTAAAGTTTCCACACCATCAATATCTTCTATTATAGTAACTACTTTTGATGTTAAGTTAAAGTTAGTATGCCCTATCCAAAAATTAAAAATTTTGGTGCAATCGGTGTGTTCGTTATATGGAATAATACCCATACTAGTTGAAATAGCGTGTATTTTTGTGATTTTTTTCCTTGAAATAGGGTCATCATCTGTGTTATCATTATCTATTTGATCATATCCTGGCCATTCAACACTATCCATATTTTGGCCAAATGGATCAACCCATTTTTCCCAAATTATAATTGGATCAGTTTTATTTTGTATTTGCATTAAATGCTCCTAATGGCTTAACAACAGGCTCATTAGTAATATCGTTTTCAATAGAACATAAATTGTTCCATTTACTCAAAACTGTTTTTATAAAAACTATTTGTTGATCGTCAGTAGCAGAATCATTCAATGTGCTGATAATTTTCTCAAATAGTAAGCCTTTATTTAAGCAATATAATAGACTAGCCAAAATATCTGATGATGACTCTGACGAATCATTCCACTCTAATTTCAGATTAATATGATTGTCTTCAGAAATATAAAATAGTAATTGAATTTTATCAATTTCTTTAGGTGTATTTTTTTGACCAAATAATTTATTATATAGAGCCTTCAACTGTAGCACCTATTATGGCAAGTTCATTTGGGATCGCTGTATCTGTAAAATTAAATTTTGTCCAATAAATATTATCTTTTAATTTAGCATTTGGTAAAGTCAATCCAAATAATAAATATAAACAATTAGTTGTATCAAATAAATTACTAAGATAGATATCATTGAGACTTAAGAAACGCAATTGATCTAAATGCTGTTCAATGAATTTAGGATCAATGAAATATTCTTTAATCTTATCTTTTATTTTAGAATTTATGATCGATAAATTTTCTAATTCAAAAGATGGAAAAATAATTTTATTATCATTTTCAGATAATATATACATTTCTTCTTTATAGAAGTCTACACTAAGTACACAAATCACAATTTTAAGATCGTACTTCATGATCTAGTTCTCTAATTTTTTCAAGAGCTTTTTTAATGCCTTGTCTAACCGCTTCTCTAGTTATATTAAATCTTTTCCCTATTTCAGCAAATGTTAGATCTTCAAAAAAATATAGTTTAATATATTCAGATTGACGCTCTGTTAAAATATTAATATCGGTAGATAGTATCATGTTTAGATATTGTTTAATACTACTATCGCTTTCATGCTTAAGAATAATGTCAAGAGGATCATCATTATCATTATGAGCAATATCCAATAAAGACATTTCTTTATCCCCATCTAAAGAAGATAAATAAGCATCAACATTTTTATATTTCTTATTTTTCTTGCGGGTTAGATAACTTTTAATTGCCCAAATAGCACATTGATTACGATAAGAGTATTTGGTCTTTTGTTGACCAGATAAGCCCTTCCTATCCTTATCCCATCTCCAGTCAGCCATCATTAATGAATTAGCAACATTAGCAATAGCGTCCTCACTCTTTAGCATTTCTTTGCTTACACTAGATGAAAAATTACTCCCAAATTTAGCAATAGCCTTTTGGGCTAATGTCAAATAAAACGAAAGAGACTCAAATTGTATATCATTATGATCTTTATATTCAACTTTTTGATTACCAACAGACACAATATCTATCATCTTTTTCCTTTGTAAAAGTCCTAAATCAATTCTAAGTAATCTACAAGATTATTTAGTTAATTTTTTCCAAGTTTCTGGATCTGGTCTATCTTTATCTCCTGGTTTTGCTGCGCGATATTTATTTCCTTCTCTTTCTCTTTTTTCTCTGATATTATTCCATAGTCCTGGTTTATCGCCAGACATAGTTAAATTATCCATAGCGGGATCCTGATATTCTTCAATAGGAGCGCTTGGTAACATACTATAGTGATATTTGGGTAGATCTTTAATATTAATTTTTTTCTTTTTCTTATAATCTTCAGGATCAACCAAATCATAGGTTGATTCCTGTTCTACAGGAGTATCGGCTTCTGTCTCGGCAAACATGACAAAATCATGAATACTTCTTAAATGATCCTCTGCAACAGAGATCATACCCTGTAGATGAGGGGCTGTCAAGTTTTCTTTTACGGTAGGGTTGTCTAAATTATTTAATATATTGTTAGCGTGATTAACTATAGCTTTCAATGAACCAATACTCATTCCATAAAAATCATTTTTATACTCTTCCAACTCCATTTCTGGAGTCTCGTGTTCTTTAGCTTTTGCTAACTGAATTTCAGTCTTCTTTAATTTATCTCCAGCCTTCCAAGTTAAACCATTATTGGTTGTGGTATAAACCACAATATCACCCATATTATCTGGTAATGATTCTATACTATCGACTACGCCTTCACTGCCGTAGTGCATACATGATGTATTTATATTTTTTACTTTATCTCCGGGCTGTAAAGTTAAATTAGCTTTTGTGTTTTTAATTCCTAGTTTTTCTTTACTAGCTTTCTGTGCTGCATCAACAACAGAGTCATTAATACTATTAAGTATATCTTTAAAGCGTTCCATATTTTAACCTTTATCAGTTAGGGGGCCGTTTGTTAACCACGCATCACAAGTGCGACTACCAGCACACTTAAAATCAAATAACTCACAATAACCAAGATTGGCAAGACTAGCAATTTTTGCTGCTTCATTCATATCTTCTTCACAAATACCTTTTTCAATACACTTCATCATCTTATCTTTGATAATGAAGGCAGCACAATTAGAACATCTCATAGTCTTGGCTTCGTCAATAGTAGTTTTAAACAAATCGGCTTTTTGTTGCCAAAATTCTGGATTATTTAATTCTGGATTAGCAGGACCATAATTAGCCTTATTTACACAAACCTGACGATTGGCTAAATTGATACTAATATCTTGTGTTGCTGGAGGACACTCTGTATTAGATTCTGGTGTTTCTTGGGCCACAAGATGAGTTGAATATTCTGATAATAGTTGATCTATACTTTTCTTATCTGACATAGTTTTCTCCAATCAGGTTAGATCTGATACGTTGGTTTTTGACCACATTTTACAAGACCAGTAGTTTGCCTTCCATTTTGGGCCAGGATTATCGCAATTATGTCTGGCTCTATATGATCTACGTCTTTCTGGATCGTCTCTTTTGATTTCCATATTAGGATCACCAAAGTTAACTTTTACAACATTACCTTTATCATTTTTTACATAAACACTGAATTTTTTAGGGCCACTTGGTGTTCTAAATGGCTTATTGAGACTAACATTCTTCTTTTTTTCGGCAGCGATTAATTTATCATCCTCATCATAAATTTCGTTAGCCTCAATATCCCATACAAACTCATCCCATTCATCATCCCAACTACAATTACTAGCAAATAATTGATCATGTATCTCTTCAACAAGATCTGATTTTGTATGTCTGGATTCTGAGAGACATATGGCTACTCGCTGTTTAATATCTGTATAGTCTTTCTTCATTGTTGGGTTGCCCATACAACGAGAAACATATTTTTGTTTATCTTCACCAGATTTTCTTTTTGGAATAGGCATATAGTATCTCCTTATAAAAATAATACACCAATGACTATTTCATATAATCATAAATAATGTTGGCCGTTTTAGACCAATTATGATAAGAAGCCGTTTGTAAACCAGCGGGATTACTGTCTATACGATTTTTATAAACAAATCTCATGTGTTCAACTGCTTGTTCAATTTGTTTAGCGTCTAATTTAGCCCAATTACCATCACCATTAAACCATAAATTATCTATAGCGGGTTCAGTTTGATCTATATCAATAAGATAAGAATTATCATTATTACAATATTGAGTGTGTGCTGAGTAGTTAGTTATTATGATTGGTTTATTCATAGCCATCATTTCAATAGCCTCATTATTCCACCCTTCTGCTCTTGATGGAAATATTCCACAATCAGCATATGACATAATTTTACTAACTTCACTTTGTGTTGATACTCTAGGGAAAAATTTGATTTTATTATTGAGTTTACTGTCAGCATACATTTTAACCCAACTATCTTGTATATTTTTACTTAAAAATGGATTATGATTCATCATCCATAATTCGACGTTATCATCATCATTAAATGCGGAATTAAAGATTTGAACCAATACATCATGACCTTTACGAATTTCCCATTTTCCGATATTAATAAATATATATTTATCTTTTGGTTTATCTTCTGGTTTATTATCAAAAAATATATTAGTATCAACTCCTTGTGGACAAACTATGATTGGTGTTTTAATACCATTGTTTTCCAATACTTGTTTAGCCCATAATGATGGCACAAATAAAACGTCACATAAATTATATCCAGCTTTTTCTTTATCAAACACAAAATCAATTTCAAAAAATGATAAAGAGCCATATTTTGAAGATCCTGCTGTTCTAGTAAATAGATCACTCGGTGTCCAAAGTTTAAAACAATTATCTTGTGAATTAAACGAACTTTGTCTATCTATAGCATTTTTAATTTTATTAACATCCCAATCCTTTTCGATATTTGGATTAGCAGCAAAAAATAATGTTAGATTATCATCTAGATTATATAAATTATTAAATATATTATAGCCAGTGATACCGTAACCAGTAAATCTATCTAATGGTGTTATAAAATTCATGTTTCATAAATCCTATTATGTGTGTTATTCACTTGTATAAATGTGGTTTTTTTACCAAAATCCTTAATTTTAGTAGCACCAATATAAGTACATGCACTCCTTAAGCCACCAAAAATATCTTGTAAAGTATCTTCCACTCTACCCTTATATGACACTCTAACAGCTTTACCTTCTGCTGTTCTATATTTTGCCACACCATTGTGGTGTTTATCCATAGCGTCTTTACTACTCATACCATAATATTTTAATGTAATTTTTCTTCTCTGTGTCTCATATCCTGGTGGTGTTGGTTGCCAAAATTCACCAGCAGTACCAGACTTTGCTGCTAAATATTCATACTCCCATTCTCCTTCACATTCATCGCATCCAGCAAACATACTGCCCAACATAACAAAATCTGCGTTGCCACCAAATGCTTTACACACATCTCCAACCACTTTGCAGCCACCATCAGAACAAATATGACCACCAAGACCATGAGCAGCATCCGCACACTCCATTACGGCGCTCAATTGAGGATAGCCAACACCTGTTTTTAAACGTGTTGTACAAACACTGCCTGATCCTATACCAACTTTGACTATATCAACTTTACCATGAAAAATGAGTTCTTCTACCATTTCTGGTGTTACAACATTTCCTGCCATAATAATAATATCAGGATATAATTTTCTAATATGACTAACTGTTTTTACAAACTTTTCAGTATATCCATTAGCAATATCCACACAGATATTTGGTAACTGGACCCCAAAATTAGCCAGACTATTAAAAATTTCAGTTAATTTTTCTATATCTTTATGTCCAGTTCCTAAAGAATAAAACACTAATTCAGTATTTAATTTACTATTTTTATAGAAATCAATATAATCTATTGTTTTATAATGTTTATGTAAGCATGTGATAGAATTATAATTACATAATGATGTCGCCATCGCAAAAGTTCCGACAGTATCCATATTGGCTACCATGACGGGAACACAACTTAATTGTCTAGGCGAGTGAGCGAATGAGAATTGTCTCTCTAAATTTACCTCGGATCTACTATTTAATACCGACCTCTTAGGTCTGATTAACACATCATCAAAATCTAATTTGATTTCATTAATTATTTTTTGCATATAATCCTTATACGTTAAAGAAGTACCATCGTTTATGAGAATCTATATTTTCTGACGAATGAATATGACTTAGATAACTCTTAATTTCATCCCATGTTGAGAAAATCATTTGGTGAGGTATTGTTCCAAATAACCAGTCTGGCGTTTGATTCTTTCCTTGAACCATATGTATAATAATAGGCTTCTTCTGTCGATTAGCCCAAAAAATTTCTTCTAGTGTTCCACAAGGATGAACATTGATATCTAGATTAACAATCATAAAATCACTAATATCTACTAATCTAAGATCAACTGATCTTATATTTTTCATCATTAAAGATAATTCATCATACTGGCATTTTTGTTTTAGTTTAGTTTTAATATTATGGGCATCTTGATCTTCTAGACCTGTCTCAGACGGTTTACTAATTGGATTAAATACCACCACGCCCAAACCCTCTAAATATGGAGTAATATTATCTCGCCAAGTTGCACCACGATCAGCAACCCTATCCATAGCACCAGCCAAATATACTCTTTGATTTTTTAATCTATTCATTATTTAATACCTTTTATAAAAACCATATCCATGTCCGGATTCATATAACTGACCGCCAGTGATATATTAGAGACTGTATGAACAAACCACCTACATTGTAGAATACAATTTACTTCCGTTAATAGATCTATGGTTGGTTTTTTTGTATCTAAATTATTACTTAGAATTTGATGATGCAATTCCGGCCCCTCGCCATCTATCATGCCAACTATATCTATAGTTTCTTTTTCCATAAGTTTATATCCCCAATCTAAAAAATTATCCAAAGTTAATCTAGTGATATTTGGTATGTATTTTACTTTACTTCCATATTTGTTAATAAATGCCAGAATTCCAAATTCATTGTCTGTTGCTAAGAAAATTGCAGCATCTGGATTATTTGCGATGATACTATCTATCTTATCAAAATATTGTTGTAGATAAACTTTACCAGACTCGCAAACATGATTTGGATGCCTATAGTGTACAGCAATAATATTCTTGGTGGCAAAATTATTTTTAATAAAAGAATTAGCTTTATCTACAATATGTGACTTAAATTTAATATATTGTTTATAAAATGAGTGAGTATATTTTCTCCACATATCAAATAATTCTTTATTACTCATCAATAAATCAAACGCGGGAGGGTGTGTGAATTGTAGAGGTGTATTAAATTCCGATGCTATTGGTAATTTTAGAATATTGTCTGTAAAATGAGTATCATCATTATGATAAAAACTCACAGGCTCAAAATAATCAAACCAACAGTTATCATTTTCTGTCCAATATGCAAAGTGTTTATTTTTATTCCCATTTACCTGTAAAAAAACTTGTTTATTATAAAATGGATAACTACGAGATCCGTGTGTTAATGATCCAAGATAAAAATTAAATACAGAGAAAAAACCAGCATCACGGGGAATAAAAATTTTTGCTTTTGAAAACAGTTGATTTTCAATTGAAGAAGATGTATTGTGGTTCAAATCGCCATAAATAAATTTACTATTTTTTAACTTATTACATAACGCTATATGTTCACAAGTACCTTCTGGTAAATTACTAATATCGAATAAATTATGATATTGAGACATTAGATCTAATATTTCTGGCATCTTAAAAATACCAATACCTCCAAAAGCAGATTTAACCTCAACTAAATTATTAAATATATATAGTTTATTCAACCAAGCGGGACTAAGGCCGTAGTATTTTTTAAAATCAGGATATAAATCTATAATATTATCTGATTCCCCCAATTGTCTCAGAGCCAGGGCGTCGTAATGAAAATATGATTTTTTAAATGTCATATTTCCAAATATGGCACTCCATTCTTTGTCTATACATATCGCTTTTATAAGACTATTCGTATCAATATCTTCTATCAGGTCGGTATCAAAAATAATTAAATAATCAAAATCATTACCAAATCTTTGAATACTAGATTTTAGACACCTATCTCTGCAATTAGCAAGAAATTCTATTCTATTATCTATCGTTATATTCTGCGAATCTGGATCAAATAAGCCATCAATATTTGGATTATTATCTATCCACTCTTTTAAAATAATTTCTGTTCTATCAATATTATTATTTGTAAGAAAAAATAATTTAGTATTATCAAAATGACTTGATAGACTGTCAAAGAATTTTTTGATATAATCTATATGTGTTGAGCAGTTTTTAATCAAGCATGATATTAGAACTTTTTTATTTTTTAAATCTATATTTTGATATCTTGGCTGTTCGCCATCTATAATTGATATAGAATTAATAAATTGATTTATATAATGATATAATAGTTTATCTTTTATAAGATTAATATCATCTAATTCCGTATATTGATCAACTATTGGTAGATAATTTTTATTTAAATGATTAACAATAAAATCTATCAGATCTTGTTTATTTAGATTCATATCTAGACAGTATCCAGTTATACGTTGCTTTTACTCCATCAATAAGTTTATTTGATGGTTTCCAATTTAATTTTTCAGATATTAGCCTATTATCGGAATTTCTGCCGTTGACACCAACAGGCCCATCAATATTTTTGATAGTTAAATTTTTACCAGAAATATTAATAATCATTTTTGTAAAATCATTAATGCTAATCATTTCTTCTGAACCAATATTAATTGGCTCATGAATATCTGATCTCATCAGTTTAAGCGTACCTTCTATACATTCATCAATATATAGGAAAGATCTAGTTTGATTACCAGTCCCCCAAATCTCAATACTATCGCCATCTTTCGCATTAATGACTTTACGACAAATTGCCGCTGGTGCTTTTTCTCGACCACCTTCATAAGTACCCTCTGGTCCAAATATATTATGGTATCGAGCAATTTTAATATTAAGATTATAATTTCTATAAAATGATAGAAACATTCTTTCACTAAATAATTTTTCCCAGCCATATTCACTATCTGGATTAGCAGGATAAGCACTATCTTCGCTACATTTAGGATTTAATGGATCGTTTTGATTATGTGATGGATAAATACAAGCGCTACTACTATAGAATATATTTTTAATACCATATAGAGTAGCATATTCTGCTATATTTAAATTTATAGTGGCAGAGTTGTGCATAACCACGGCGTCATTTTCGCCAGTAAAAAGATAACCAGCACCACCCATATCTGCCGCTAACTGATAAACCTCATCAAAACTATCCTCTTTATTTTTAGAGATTTTTTGTTTGGGAGACAGCATGATATTATATACTAATCTGGGATCTCTAAGATCACCTACAATATAGTTGTCAGCAGTAGATCTGGAGAACTTTGGATGCTTTAAATCTACAGCCCTGACCCAAAATCCTTCATCTTTTAACTTTTTAACAAGATGTGACCCTATGAATCCGCCACCACCTAATACTAGCGCTGTTTTTTGCATATTTTATCCTAATTATTTATATATATCAGTTATATAAGACCATAAATCCCGTTGTCCACTAATAACTTTACCAGTTTTCATTTTTTCTTGAGCGTCCATATAGCCTAAAAATAAAGCAAGAATTATGAGCACACCAATTATTATAGATTCCATTTTATTTATTATTAAATTGATAGATAAAAACAGGCATATCTGACCAAATATCCTCTATTAGATCAGAGATAAAATTCCAATTACCACCCGCTATACCTGAACCAAATTTTGGGGCATGAATTTCTATATTATGAATATCGTCTTTGGCTTGTGATTTAAGATCTAGTATATATTTTTTAACTTTATACATACTACTTACTAGACCGCCGTAATGTAAAGCTCTTTGTTTACTATTGGATGGAAATCCATCTTGACAAATCATATTACAAGCTATTATTTTTGAGCGTAATGGTAATGATAAATTAATATCTATAAACTGACAATATCCAAAATTATTTTTTAAAAAGTTTTTACCAAGCAAATGATAATTTTCTTTAACTTCTGGAAATTTATCGCCAATACACTTAGCAAAACCTCCGCCAAAAATATCTAAATTATTACAAACATGCGGGATTAGTATGGTTGTTCTATTAGAACACGATCTGACTCTATCTAAACAACTACCAAATATCTCAGAGTTGGATACTAAAGAATAATGATACTTATTTTTGTTTAAAAGTTTTCTCATAATGAGCCTCTATTATATTATAGCAGAGGTGGTGGTCATGGTCAAACTTTGATTTTTGACCATTTTTTAAGAGGACACTCTTGATCAGCCCACGCTAACTTATTAAGAAATATTTTTTTATTATTTATGTTACATCCACAGACTCCACACTGAGCCTGACTAATATCAAATTTATCGCATGACAAACAGATATTATATCTTTCTAGTATTTGTTTTTTGCTACATTTGGGTAGTCCAGCATAGATATGAAACCATAGAGATTTTAAAAATATCTTAATTCGTAACCAATTCATAATTATTATCCTCTTTTAGTGGTGTAAAATTATTATTTTTATCTATAGTATATAATGCAACAATTTCAACTTCTGTTGATTCATCAATCCATTGAGAAGAACCATTTTTTAAATTAATACAATTTCTTTGATCTCGTCGGTTGCGATCTTGTGTTAGTAAGAATATATTTTCATTTAATGAAAATGTACTACCAAATAGTAATTTTGAAATAGTCATAATTATCCTTTAGTTATTGGGTATCTACGAATCAAACAATGCTTAGTCATTTCTCGTGGATTTGATGGAAATTTTTGAGTATCAATGATGGGATGAATTGCGTTTCGTGGAAGTGATGAGAAAAGTAAATGTCCAAAAGTTACTTGAGTCAATTTATTTGTATTAAAATTTATAATATAATTATCTATTAAATGCCAATATGGCCAATCTATTGGACAATAAATTATATCACCCATATAGAATAAAGTATTACCTAATGTTGGTAATGTTAATGTATTCCAATCTTTGATAATATTTTTTATTGGAGTAAATATGGAGCAGTCGAAGTCTATGTATAGGCCACCAAATTTTCTCAACGAAGATAGTCTCAATAAATCACTCTTCATCTGGTATGAAATAGCAAATTTTTTATAGGTTTCTCTCCATGATGGATGTAAGATACTATCATCTAGCCATAATTTTACTTTACAATCTGGATCTATTTTATTAATATCATCTATATTTTTTTGATTGTGCTGACTACCTAACCACACAAGATGTAAATTTATTCTACTTTCCATAAAGACACTGTGGGCGTTGTTCCGTTAGAGCACTCAAATACCGCATTAAAACTATGACCACAAGGACCACCTGTTAAAATCGTATTACCATATAAAAAATATCTTGTATCTGAATTACATGTTGATAAACCAACCTCTGCATAATTATCTGTTGAACTTAAATTAAAAGCTTCATAAAATCCCTGATCATCTTTAAAATTAGGACAATATAAAACTAATGTCATGTAAGTAATATTACCATTAGAAATGGTAGCAAATAGATAGTAGAATGATGCTACGCTCAAAAATTCTGGATAAGGACATGATGTGTCGGTAAAATCATATTGAATGGTTCCTGTACCATTAATACCGAATATTCCCTGAAGAAGACTTCCAGATAAAATAGTTGGATTATTCTGCCCACCAGTACCAAACTTACCACAGCAATATTCACAACAGCAACACTCTAAGAGTTTACCATCTCTAGATGTTAATCCACCTTTAGCGTTATCAAAATAAAGTGGAGTCATTATTTATAATCTTCCCAATTCTCCCAGTCTTCATTCTCATCAAGCATTTGCTTTTTTTGCTTAAATTCTTTGCTTGCTTTTTTCTGATACGAGAATTCATCATCATAAAAATCTTTATTATGACTTTTATTTTTGATATGGTTTCTTTTGCTGCTTTTTTTGTTTTCGTCGAAATTTTTCATAATTGTGTCAAAGTTCAATTAGCCTATATTGTAGTAAATGGTTCGTAGAGTTTGTCAAGGTTCTAAAATTATTTTTTAAAATTTTGAGCATTTGACAACAATCTCTTTTGAGATTATTAGTTATACAGGCCGGGTGATATTATATACTATCCATACATAAACTTATAGGCCGTTAAGTCTTCAATATCATTGAAATTATGCTCATCAAACTCTTCTGTCGGTCTGGTAAAATAGACATCAGCACGACCCCTATTTATTTTTGATATAAATTCTTCTTTAGTTTTGACAAAATAATGATTTAATTGTGCAATATTATCACTACCATTATAATTATATGGACCACGAATAATAGTTTTTTCGGCGCTCATTGAATATAGATTTGTGTGGTGTGGATTTATGAATTTATGTAAATAATTTAAATTAATTATGGTTTTAATATGTCTATTAATATTAATTTGTCTCTTAGTAAATCTTTTTATTAAACTATATTCATTATTATGAATATTTGTTAAATGGTTATCGCCAAATAATACCCAATTAATACCCACAGCTGGATAAGATTTATAGTCACTAATAAATTCTTTAATATTTTTATGTTGTTTTAATACTAAAAATTCATCAATATCAAAAAATGCTGCCCATTGGTATTTATTTCTAAAATGATTTATAAAATGATTATATGCTGATAATTGTCTAATATTTCCATCAAATGGAATTTTAATTACATTAGATTCATTTATCTTACATCTCCAATTGTTTTCATAAATATAAATATTGTCAAAACCAATTTTTTTATGATAATCTATCCATTCTTTGATATAATTATCTTCATTCTTAGCAATACATACTAGAGCTATTTTCATTTACAACACTGGGTAAAGTATACCGTATCCCTCATATGTTTTTTGATGTGCATATTTTTTATTGACTAAAGACTTAGCATTAGTTTTGAATATATTAATATAATCTTGTGCTGTTTTAGGAACAACTAAATTATTTTTTCTACGATAAGATAATAATAATGATGCACAACCTATAGCAAAAGGTGTGGACATACTAGTACCACTCATACTAGCATAATTATTTTTAGGTACACAACTGACTATATCCTTACCAGGACATAGAAAATCTAATTGTTCACCAGTACATGTAAAATTTGTTCTATTAAGATTTCTATCTATTGCACCAATACTTATTGTGTTTTCATTTCCAGCAGGAAATAATAGACTATGTTTTTCTCCACTATTACCGGCAGCACAAAATATTACTACGCTTTTTTGAGTGGCATATTCGATAGCTTTTTTAATATCTGGTGGTTCATTTTCACATCCAAGTGACATTCCAATGAAATCACACCCATAATCTACAGCCCAAACTATACCTTTTGCTATATCATAATTATTTCCACTACCATCATCATGCAGAGCTTTTATTGGTATAATTTTTGTTTTTGGTGCAACACCAACCATACCTTTTGAATTATTTTCAGCAGCAATTGTTCCGCTAACATGGGTGCCATGACCATTACCATCTATTGGGTCTTTTTTATTATTTACTAAGTTAATTCCTTGTAATAAATTATTTTTTAAATCATCATGATTAATATCACATCCAGTATCTATTATTGCTACTCTAACACCATCTCCTGTAGAAGATTTCCATAATTGTTGTATATTGAATTTACTAATTTCCCATCCATAAAATTGTTCTGTATTTTTATTTAAACCATATAAATCTTCTCTAATGAATGGTAATAATGCACAATCATTTTTCATTTAATTCCTCCTTAACTGTTTTATTAATCCAATCTATAAATTGGCTAACTCTTGTGTGTCCACTCTCTGTTTGATAAGTTGATTTCAAAGTGATTGCTTTACCCTCAGAAATCACGCAGGAGTTGATACCAGCGAGTTTACCGTCAATAAATAAACCGCCGCCACTGTCACCACTAGCAATTAAAAACTCAAGACTGGTGCGGCCAGAACCTTTGGTAGCAGAACACATTAATAAATGTCGATCAATATAATCTATTTTATTAGATCCGGCCCTTTGTTTACCATCACCAATTTCAGCACCAGTAATAAAATTACCACTGATACCGAATCCAGAGATACAACAAATTTTACCCTTCTCATCAGAGTCTGTATATAAATCAGGATAAAAATCTAGATCAATATCCTTTTCTGTAAAACCTATTGCGATATCATTGTATCCAAATTTATTATCATCAAATCCAGTATGATAAACTACTTTATAGATACAGATTTCTTTTTTATTAATTTGAATTTGACAAGATAGTGTGTCTTTAACAACATGTGCTGCTGTTAAGATAACTCTTGGTCTAATGGCAACACCAGATCCACAATAATTTAGATCATTTTTGGTTTTACCACAGACTTTACCAACATAAGTAAATTTGGTAGCATATTCGAGATATTTAGAGTCTGGTGTATTTGGATCAATTGTACCAGATAATGCTATCGTAGATATGGTAGCAAATAAAATAGATAGTAATATTTTAAGCAAGGTTCACCTCTTTTCTTTAGAGGGTTATTTTTAACCTTACTAAATTACACCAATTATTAGCCCAATCTAAATACTATAGAGTATCTAGTATCCTTAACTGGTGGAACAGAATGTTTCCAGTCGTACCTAATCTCCCCCCTCATTTGTACCAGACTACGGATAGGTAATTTGATTGAAAATGTTTCGTTCTCTTTAGTAAAAACCATTGTGGCATCAGATAATAAACTTAAAATACTAATTACTTCTCCACTAGTTTTAGTATCAATATGGGGCGCTATAGAATTGCCTTTTAAGTATTCATTGATAGAAACAGAGTTTGGTTTTATTTCTAAATAACCACATTCTACTATTTTTTGAGAAATTTTATCTAAGTAGTTTGGTATAATATCAGATACCATATTGGTTTCATATGGTAATGAGGATCCGTATCTCTTAATACTATTTCTTAGTAAGTTACTTTTTGTGGTTTTTCTAGGTGGTGCTAGATTTGATAATATTACTTTCTCTTCCTCTTCTGATATAAAATCAGTAATTAATTTTAATCCTAGGGCTTCGATATCCATTTGATAAATTCCTTACTATTATTATAGCCAACTTTACGTTTAATCTCCACTCGATTATGGAGAACAATAAAATCTGGTATAGTAGATACTCTATACTCCTTAATAATATCTTTATTCGTATCAAAGTCTATATAACATACAATTTTATCTTTTAAAATATCATCTCCTGTCATTTCACTCTTAAATTTATTGCAATACTTGCACCAGTCTGCCGTAAATACTATTAGAATATCTTTTTTTGATGATTCTGACAGGGCCACAGCATCAACCAGACTATCTAAATATATGGTATCATCGCACAGAGCGTTTAATGGAAATAAGAACACTAGTATTAGATATAAAATTTTCATTTCTTAGCACCTATAACTCTACCTTTAGGAGTGCGACAAGCAAAACCTTCTCTAAGTAGAAATGGCTCAATACTATTCTCAATAGTTTCAATAGCAATACCAGACAACGACGAAATACTTTTCAAGCCTAGTGGATTACCTCTTGCTTTAGTCAAAACTTCTAAATAAAGTCTATCATAAATATCTAAACCATCTTTATCAATACCCTGACTACTAAAAACTTCATCAACTGATAAGATTTTATCCTTATAAAAGGATACATAATTTTTATACCACTGCAATCTAGCATTTAAAATTCGTGGAGTACCTTTACTACGTCTAGCAATTTCAATCAGATCATCTTCTTCTATCATTAGTCCGAGTTTATCAGCGTTCAATCCTGCTAGTTTTGCTAACTCATCCACGGTATAAAAAGACAAATGTTCTTTCATTTGAAAACGATCATAAAATGGTTGACTTAAACAACCACCACTTGTCGTAGCACCAACTAATGTAAATGCTGGAATATCAATAGTCTCTACGGTATTTTCAACAGTGATTGTAATCTTAAAATCTTCCATTACTGGATATAAGAATTCTTCTACAATCTTTGGCAAGCGATGAATCTCATCAATAAATAATACTGATCTTGGAGCAAGACCCATAATATATGGAAGAATATTTTTAATACTGCGAATAGATGCTGCGTTCACAGTGTAGAGATTCACGGTCAGTTCTGTTGCTATAGCACTCGCTATGGTCGTTTTACCAAGGCCAGGAGGCCCATCAATTAAAACATGGGGTAGCACACCACCATTGTTAAGACAGCCATGCACCAGAATACGAAGTCTATCAACAACCGCCGACTGACCAATAATATCATCAAATTTAGATGGACGAATTGACATAGGTTCTCCAATTATTTATTGTTATCTTGATCTACTACCCAAAATATAAAATCGTTTTTTTCACTATCAAAAGCACTATCTATCAAGCCATCATTAACTAATTTAGCAAGTATGTTGCTAACCATTCTGCTATTGAACGATTCTAAAATTTCACTAAGAATCATATCATTAACAAAATAACTTTCCTGTTTGGTTTTTTTACTAACTTTAATCCTAATATGATTTTTTGCAATCACCACACACTCATCATAAGTTAAGATTCTATCCAATTCGTCTTTATCTTTTGGTGCTAATTCAGACAAAGTATGAGTTAGATCATCATCTGCTGTTTCATTAATTTCTCCAAAAGACTTGAATACAAGTTCTCTAGCATGATTGATAAATCCAACCAGATCTTTTATTTGATACCAACTTTTTTCATTCATCGTAATACCTAATTAAGAATATCATATAATCCTCTATAGTAAGATGGCTGACTAATAAAATGAATAGCATGATTCTCTAAATGTTTGATATAACTCATTTGAATTGGATTATAAACAAAATATTTCATCTTCCATACGCCCTCATTAAAATGATTGTTCCCCAAATACAGGGGAGGGTTTAAGCCACCCGCTGTATTGGGGATCAAATCATTCACAGGAAACGAAACACTAACAGGAAGATTGTCTATTTGACTAATTACATCTTTGATCCATTCGCTAAATCCCCAAAAGTTATTTAGATTGCCCACATCAATCTTGAAGTAGTGCTTTTTAATATGCTCTCCTTCAATATCTTCTGGCTCATCGGAATCGTTTGGAAATTTATTCATAATAAAAGATGGCGAGGGAATCGAACCCCCTCACATAGCGTATGAATCTAAAGATACCAGAGGCTATGATCTTAGTCACCAGACTACCATACTTAAAGATCAACTATAGAAACCGTAACCGTCAGTATCCTCGTCCTCATCATCTTCATAGTAAGCAGCGTCTACATCTTCCTCATCATCATTCCAGTTCCAATCATAATCGTTGGAATAATCCTCATCCTCATCCGTATAATCATCCTCAGCAAAATTGGCAGAATAAAGAGGCTTTAGAAGTTCGCCTTGATATTCACCAACTACAAGATATTCGCATGTGCGAAGTTTCTCACAATTACAATCAGTTGGTACACTCACAACATCCTTGGGATTAATCTTAACTATAATAATCTTATCGCCAGCCTCAAGACTACCATAACTAGCAACATAATTTAATGCACCAGCGTGAAGTCCATCAGAACAACCACGACTACGATTATCATCAACCTTTGCCCTGGTCATCTTACAAACATTACCAACGCTATTGTCAAATACTCCACGATACTTATCCTTGTAGTCACTCCTGACTGCCTTATAAGCAAGGAAGTAACCATCCTCAGTGATAGGCAGATGCTCATGCTCAAGGAAATCATAAAGTTCCTTTTGACTCTGCATACTAGGATTCTCCATAAGATTATGAAGAAAGTTAACAAGAGGATAGAACGGTAGACCCTTGCTCATAAACTCAAGAATACGCTTGCTGATACTACCATGAACTTCCTCGCTCTCATACAAAACCTTACCATTCTTGATCTCCACAAGACCATCACTGAAAGTAGAGACAGCCTTTTCAATATCCACAATCTCCAACAGTTCATCTGCTGTTGCTGTTGGCAACGCTTCCAGAATCATCTTATAATTAATATGATCCGGCAAAACCTGATAGGTTCTATTATTAAGAACCAGTGTCAGATTACCATCAACCCACATAAACGGAACGCTCATTGTTTAATCTCCTGTGAAAAATTAAATTACTTAATCAAACTACTCAATTGCTTCTTGAATGACTCCACATCATTCAACTGATTATACCAATCGCCACTTTTGCCACCATAATAACCACGACGATCATCAATCTGCAAAAGAGGATTAGTATCCTTCTTTAGTTCTCTCAGATTGCCTGTTACTTGGGTGCTACCAACAATATACTTCAACATCGGGTTGCTGTCAACTGCTTCTTTAAGAGTTTTTCTAAGATTGTCAATTGAAGGCAGACTAATACTATTGCTAGTTGATGTTTTAATATATTTTGTATATTTATTATCAACACCGTACAAATTGGTCAACATTTGAACCAGACTATTATATAGTACATTAGTCTCTCTGACCAACTGACTATTAACACCATTGATGCCAAGATCATTTAGCAGTTTACTCATATGACCAAAATAATCGTTAGCCTTAAATCGTTCAATATCAAAAGTTGATCTATGAACAGTATCACTAAAGAACTCCATAATCATGCAGTGGTCGATAGCCTTAACCAGCGTAGCATTATTAATTTGACTACCATAATCAAGACCAAAGATATTTAGAATATGGAAAAGAATCTGACGATCAACATAACCATGATGAAAATATTTATATTGATTAGGCTGATCGTCTTTACCATATTCTTTCCGACAATATTCAACAAGACCATTAAATTGTGATACAGTATCAAACTTCTTGGTCTTAATTTTCTTTAGACGATCCACCATGAAATCATTAAACGGTACAAGATTATAGCCTTCCTTGGTTAATTTTTCCACAAAGTTATGCTTAATTGCATAGATATTTGTATTACCAATAAGTTGCTTTGCATTATCATCTGAAAGGTAGTAAAATATTGCACTAACTTCTGGAATATCTTGATTCTGCACGGTCTTATATCTAAGAATTGGCACATAAACAATAGAATCTTCCTCAAGCATATCATCAAGACGAGATTCACTCATCTCTCTCATGTGTGAGGTATCATTATAGCCAATACTAAGAGCAGTAGTATCCTTATGATTTCCAATGATTAGGAAAGCATCCTGACTACTAACACTACCCTGACTACTTCTAGTGCTATTCTTGCGTGGATTATTGTTCTTGATCAAATCCTTATAGTCAGAAACCATGAGGATATTTTCTGATCCAACATCATTAATCAGATCATCAAAACCCTCATCACTCTTGGTGTAGTCCTTAGTATCAATCATCAGATAAGCAAAGCAATCGTTCTGGTTACAATAACGAGTAACAATCTTCTTTGCTGTTTCTTCTGTCTTAATATCACACTGGAAGAAAGCCATCTTGCCATTCTTCTTCTGACTATTCCAATACTGATAGCCTTTACCAGTCAGAGTTTCGTGATGAATCTTATCTGTCTGATAAACTAAACGACGAGAACGATAGCCAGTGCTTCTGTAGTTAAAAACGTACAGACTCTTTCCGGCCTTGATCTTATATTCCAAGTCCTCACCACTGTTGATATTGTGGGTCTTATTATTAGAGTCTGTCCATGTTGCACCCACTCCCCAACCACCAGCAAGATCATTCATTGTATAATATGTAGCAATTGCTTCTACCTTAGTTTTAGCAGCAGCAATCTTCTTGCTGAACATTTCCTTCATTTCGAGGAAAATATCCTGAGTCTTATCACGCAGAGTTTTAACTACTGCTTTGGTATACTGCAATCCTTCACGGCTAACATCCATCTCCAAATCACCAATACCAAAGTCAAGTTCAAGATAAAGACCCTGACCAATGATTTCTCCCACAAAAGCCTTCCATGAAGCAATATCTGCCTTATTGAAAGCACGATTCCACTTGGCAATATGATCTGGAGTTTCTTGCTTATCTTCACCAATAAGATGAGAGGTAACTACCGGATAAGCAATATTACCCATGATAGCAACAACACCACTATCAATACGATGATATTGGGTGGGAAACAGATTGTTATTAACTCTGCAAACTCTCCAGCCATCACCGTCAATCACAATATTACGATTGCTATATTCCTTGGAGAAATCTGTACCAATTCCACCAGAAATAATAGGCTTATTCTTAAAGTAGTGGAAAATACGAATAGCCTTCTGACTAAACTCATGAAAATCGTGTTGCTTAACAGCAAAACTAATTTCCAGACCATTAGGTTCATCAGTATCAATAGTATGGAGCAAATTAAGGGTTGGCACACCACTATCATCCATAGCAGCAATATAAGTATACTGCTTACCATTATAATAAGAGGTTGTGGTAAAACTCTTGGTATAAGCAAACGGACTCTTAGACCCTAGACCAAGACAGCCCACAAAATCATTACTATCATTCTTATTGCTTGCACCATAAGTGGTATAAAGATTCTCCATATCGGTCTGACTAAGACCAGTACCAAAATCTCTCACACTAAAATTAGGATCACCAG